AAAATTTTGCACAACACCCTTACGGAAGAATAGTTTTTCCTTTTGTAAGAACTCCTGTAAATATTTTTAAAACACAAATAAGACATACACCTGTTGTAAATTTATTTATGAAAGAATACAGGCAAGCACTTAGAAGTACAGATCCTAATATTGCTGCAAGAGCTAGAGGTGAAATGTATTTAGGAGGTGGATTTGCTGTATCAGCAGCTTTGATTGCTAGAGATATAGAAAATCCTTTTGCAGAAATAGCCATGACAGGTGGTGGTCCTAATACTGTAGGATTTGGAGACTCAATAGAAGCGAATAGACAATTAGTAAAACAAAAGAAAGAAGAAGGCTGGCAACCATATTCATTTAGATTTCTTGTAAGAGATTCAAATGGAGAAATAATTTTAACAAAAAGTGGTAAGCCAAAATATAAATATATTTCTTATAAAAGACTTGATCCTTGGTCTGGTACTTTTATGCTTCTTGCAGACTTTATGGATATAGAAGGACAAATAGGAAGTCAACAGAGTAATGATTTTGCTACTGCACTTACTGTTTCTATCGCAAGAAATCTAACAGATAGAACTTATATTAGAGGTCTTACAGAAGTTGCTGAAGCTATACATAATCCTTATGCCTTACAAACTTTATTAGCAAGAAGGGCTGCTAATATTATTAATCCTGTTGCTGGATTTGGTAGATCAGTTCAAAGAGCTACAGACAAAACAAAACTAGATACTACATATTATCCAGCAGATGAAGTAAATACAGGTCTTAGACAAACTCTTAATGAATTAGCAAGAACAATTCCTTTTTATAATGCAAACTTAGAACCTGATAGAAACTGGTTAACAGGTTCAGTTGTTGAATATCCTAGTGGCTTTGGACCTAATACCTTTGATATTTTAAATCCTTTTACTGCTACTAATACAAAAGATAATTATGTTCTTAGTGTAATTAATGATTTAAATATATCTTTGCAATCACCTAAAAAGTTTTTTATGAGAAGACAAGGAATACAAGGAAGTGGTATTGAACTTACAAGCAAACAATACGCAAGTTATATTAAATATTTAGCTTTTAATACAAAAATAGATGGTCAAAGACTAATAGTAAATTTATACAAAGAGTTAAATAGACCTGAGAATAAAGCTTTTTATAAAACCGCTATGGGTGAAGAAGTTGATTCAACCAATCAAGATACTATGGTTGGTGTTCAAGATAATGCAAGAGCTATACTTTCAAAAAAAATTAAAAGTATAGTGGCAGATTATAAAGTAAAAGCAAGAAATGAATGGTTACGTTTGCCAGAAAATAGAGAATTATTTAAAAGATATTCTGCTAACATAGAAATAATTAACAATGAAACAACTAAAGCAACAATTAAAAACTTGGAAAAAATTAAAAACCTAGGCAATTAATTATGGCTACTAACACAACAGCTACTACACAAAATCATAATGGTACAGGTAGTCAAAATAACTTTGCTATATCGTTTGCTTTTTTAGAAAATACTGAGGTTGATGTAAAAGTAGGTGGTGTTCTTAAAACATTAGGTACTCATTATAATATTGTTGGTTCTGAAGTACAATTTACTTCTGGTAATACACCTCCAAGTGGTATAGCTAATATTGTATTTATAAGAGATACAAATATAAGTGCAAAGAAAGTAGATTTTGCAGATGGTAGTGTTTTAACAGAAACAGACTTAGATAATAATAGTGACCAAATATTATTTGCTCAACAAGAATTTACTAATGATTATGTTAAAAGAGATGGTTCACAAACAATTACAGGTAACTTTGTTTTTGAAGGTGCAACTGATGATGATAATGAATTAACACTAGCAATAACAGATCCTACTGCTGATAGAACAATTACTGTACCTGATATTACAGGTACACTTATAACTTCAGCAGATACAGGCACAGTATCAACTAATATGATTGCTGGTGATGCTGTTACTAATGCAAAAATTGCAGATGACAGTATAGATTCTGAACACTATGTAGATGGGTCTATTGACAATGCACACTTAGCTAATGATGCAGTAAACGGAAATAAGATAGCTGATGATTCTATAAATTCAGAACATTATGTAGATGGGTCTATTGATACACAACATATAGCTGCCGATCAAATAACAAATGCTCTTATAGCAGATGACCAAATAGATTCTGAACATTATGTAGATGGGTCTATTGATCGTCAACATTTAGAAGCTGACATTATAGATGGTACAAAACTTGCTGATAATGCTGTAAATACTGAACATATTGCAGATGACGCAATTACAGTTAATAAACTTAATAATGGAGAAATTACAGCAGCTAAATTAAATCCTTCTGCTGTTATTAATACTGCTGAACACGCTTCAGCTACAACAAACGATACATCTTTTTTAACGTCTGCTGCGTCTGATGCTAGATACTTTAGGCAAGACTCTACAGAAACTATTGCTAGTGGAGATACATGGTCGGCTAGTGATTCTAAAATAGCTACTACAGGTGCTATTGATTTGCGTGTTATAGAACTTGTAGATAATGTAGGTGGTTTTGTACCTATAGCAAATGAAACAAGTTTTCCAACAGAAAACCCTGATATTAATACTAGCGGTACTGCTAAAAGTGGAACTATAGTTTCAGTTCAAGCAGCATCAACAGCTTTAACTGCACAATCAGGAACAACTCTAACTATTGCAAATGGTAGAGGAACAGGTAACGCAGTTATTATCACAGGTGTATCTGCAACCATACCTCAAGGTTTTGGATTTTTAGTAGAAACTACAGAAACAGATCATACATACGCATTTCATAGACTTGTACCAAAAGCAACAGAGGTATCTACTGTAGCTGCAAATGCTGTAAACATAGCAGCAGCAGGGGCTAATGTAGTAGATATAAATAACTTTGCTGACCTTTATCAGATTAGCAATAACGCACCTACACAAAGAGCCGATAATTCAAGTTTACAAGTTGGTGACTTATGGTATGACAGTTCATCTAACAAAGTTTTAATGGTCTATGATGGCAGTTCTGGTGATGGATTTACTGCTGTTACACCTAACGCATCTGACCTTGCTAACATTAATATTGTTGCTGGTCAATTAACATTTGTAGAAGATTTAGGTTCAATTGCAGATGCTGTAAGCACAGGTACAGGTAATCAAACTTTAAACACAGTTGCAGGTATAGCGTCAAATGTAACTACAGTTGCAGGTATAGCATCTAATGTCACAGCCGTAGCTAATGACGCTACTGACATAGGGGCTGTAGCAGGTAAAGCTACTGAAATAGGAAGATTAGGTACGGCTGATGCTGTAGCAGATTTAGCAATACTTGGAACCACAGATGTTGTAGCTGATATGAATACGTTAGCTACTACAGCGATTGTATCTGATATGGACACACTAGCTGACATATCTAGCAATATAACAACTGTTGCTGGTATATCTGCTAGCGTAACTGCTGTAGCTAATGATGCTACAGATATAGGAGCCGTAGCAGGTAAGGCAACAGAGATAGGCAGATTAGGAACTGCTGCTGCTGTTGCAGATATGGCTATTCTCGGCACTACTGATGTCGTGGCAGACATGGCTATATTAGCCACAACAGATGTTGTAGCTGATATGAACACTCTAGGTACAGCAGATGTTGTAGCTGATATGAATACTTTGGCAACAACAAGTGTTGTTAATAATTTAAATACAGTTGCAGGTATAGCGTCAGATGTAACTGCGGTTGCTGGTGATGCAACAGATATAGGTGCTGTAGCTGCAAAAGCAACAGAAATAGGAAGACTTGGCACTGCTGCTGCTGTAGCTGACTTAGCTATTCTTGGTACTACTGACGTAGTAGCAGACATGAATTTATTGGCTACTTCAGACGTGATTGCTGATATGGCCTTATTAGCTACTACTGATGTAATTGCTGATATGGCTTTACTAGCCACAACAGACGTAATAGCAGATATGGCTCTATTAGCTACTACTGATGTTATAGCTGACCTGGCTATTCTTGCTACTACTGATGTAGTGGCTGATATGAATACGTTAGCTACTTCAGATATTGTATCTGACATGAATACGTTAGCTACTTCAGCCAACGTAACTGCTATGTCCACTTGTTCTACAAATATTTCTGATATAAATACGTTTGCTAATCGTTATCGTATTGCGTCTTCTGCACCAAGCACAAGTCTTGATGTTGGAGATTTATACTTTGACACAACACAGAATGAGTTAAGAGTTTATAACGGATCTGCATGGCAAGGCGGTGTAACAGCTACAGGTAGTTTGGCTGGTTTAACAGCTAATACGTTTAGTGGTAATCAAACAATTAATGCAAACATTATTGTATCTGGAACTGTTGATGGTAGAGATGTAGCTGCTGATGGTACTAAATTAGATGGTATTGAAGCAAATGCAACAGCAGATCAGACCGCAGCAGAAATAAGAACACTTGTAGAAAGTGCTAGTGATAGCAACGTGTTTACTGATGCTGACCATACTAAGTTAAATGGTATTGAAGCAAGTGCAACTGCTGACCAAACTGCTGCTGAGATAAGAACACTTGTAGAGTCAGCAACAGACTCAAATGTATTTACAGACGCAGATCATACAAAACTAAATGGTATAGAAGCGTCAGCTACAGCAGACCAAACAGCTAGTGAAATAGTGTCTCTTATAAGTGGACAAACCATTGCACCTAATGTTATAACTACAACAAACCTTACTTTAGATTTTGGTTCAATAGCATAATGGCAAAATTATTAAAATTAAGAAGAGGTACAACTTCACAACATAGTAGTTTTACTGGTGCTGAAGGTGAAGCAACTATAGATACAGATAAAGATACTCTTGTAGTTCATGATGGTAGTCAAGCAGGGGGAAGACCTCTTGCTAGAGAAGATATGAGTAATGTTTCCAGTGCTTCTATAACTGGAAGATTAGGTACAGGTTCTATTGCTTCAGCTAAGATTGCAGATGATGCAGTTACTTCAGCTAAAATAGCAGATGGTGCTGTTGTAAATGCTCGACTTGGTGATGACTCTGTAACCTCTGCAAAAATAGATGCTGGTGCTGTAGATGCTACAGCTTTAGCCAGTAATGCAGTTACCACAGCTAAAATAAATGCTGGTGCAGTTACTAATGCTAAGTTAGGTGATGATTCTATTACTGCTGCGAAAATTGATGATGGTGCTGTTGGAACAGCAGCCCTTGCAACAGACGCAGTAACTCAAGCGAAAATTGCTGATAATGCAATAGATAGTGCTAGATTAGCTTCTGATGCAGTTACCACAGCTAAAATAAATGATGATGCAGTGACTGCTGCAAAGCTTGCTAACACGTCTGTATCTGCTGGTAGTTATGGTTCTGCAACAGCAATTCCATCATTTACTGTAGATGCACAGGGTAGATTAACAGCAGCATCAACCAATGCTTTATCTGCTGGTGGTATGACTCTATTGTCAACTACAAGTATTAGTGGTGGTGGAACTGGTAATATAAGTGTAAGTTTGTCAGGTTATCAATATTTATATGGAATGATATATTCTGTCACTAGATCTGGTGGCGGTAACATAGGTGATTTACGACTAAGGTTTAATGGTAATGCTAGTGGTGGTATATATAATTATGTTATGAACAGAATGGATAATAATGGCTCTCATTCGACTATGGCTCATAATAATCAAGATGCTTTTTACGTTAATATGACAGGAGTTGCAGGTTATACAAGTGGTATAAACTTTGCTTATTTCCATTTACATCTTATAAATGAAGGTGTTAGAAAACCATTTAACATGAACGCTGGTGGAGAATTAAGTTCTGGACGTATAGTATTATGGACTAATGGTTTTCTTAATTTAACAGCAGCTATAACTCAAGTCTCAATTTCTGGATCAGACAGCGATTATAATGGTGGTACAATAAAATTATTTGGAGTTAAATAAATGTTTATTAATGTAGATCAACAATATCTAAACGATAGAGCCGAGTGGTGTAGAGCTAATCTTACTGAAGCATATATGTTAAATCAGTTACGAGCTACTAGAAATATGTTATTAGAACAAACAGATGTTTTAGCTCTAGGAGATAGAACATTATCTGATGAATGGAAAACTTATAGACAGGCTTTAAGAGATTTACCAGCCAATACAAGTGATGTTTTTAAACCTGTTTATCCAACACAACCTTCAAGTTAAGAATGTCAAAACCTTCTCTTGAAGAACTTCAAGCAGAACTACAAGAGTTAGTTAAAAAACATAACCAAGCACGATCAATAATAAAAAATTGTGAAAAAAGATTTATTGAATTAACAGCTATAATTAAAGATAGAACTACCCCTGAGTCTAATGCTTAAAGGAAATCAAAAAAAAATTGATGCCAATAAAGATGGCAAGATAAGTAAAAAAGATTTTTTATTACTTCAACTAGCAAGAGCAAAGAAGAAAAAGAATGGAAATAAATCTGCCTGATTTACCAGACACAGATTATATTCTTGTACCGCCTAATACAATATTTTATCCACCTGTGGCAGAGATTCCATATCTAGATCCAGTTCTTCTTCCAAGTCTGGAACAGGTAGAGTCGGGTTTGGGAGGTCAGGAATCTTCTGCTGAAGAAGAAAAAGCATCTTCAACGGAGGAAGCGTTAGAAGTAACACCAGAGACAATACCGACAAACCTGCCAAACACCAAAGAAACTTTATCAACTGAAGAAGCTATAGCTACGTTTAATCTACCATTTTTTGGGGAAATGCCAATACCTGCACCAGAGGTCATTGCCTCCTCTGTGATCGCTGCGGGTACTGCATCAGTAGCAAGCGTAGTAGGGGGAATTGCCATGCAATCAGTATTAGCTTTTATCAAGAAAACATTTAAGAAAATCTTTACTAAGATTCTTAAAAAAGAAGTCGCAAATGTAAAGGAAAAGATGGATAATAATAAAGGTAGCTAGAGTTCACATACCTGTACTATGTGGTGTCTAAACTAGCTACTTAAATTTTTCGGAATTAGCTTTAATATAACTTCGTATATTAATCACATCACTACAAATATATGCGAATTTGGACTTAGGATTTATCATATAACCTGATGCGTGAAGCTGCTGGCATTTCAAAACACGAACTAGCTGTTTATCATGCACTTGCTTGTCTAGTTCTTCTTTGGCTAGGTCTAGCTTTACTTTTGCTAGTTCAGAACACGTTTCATTATTAGTTCCTAGCGGTATCATAAAACTCATTTGTATTCCCCAACCTTC